ATGTCGGACGCATCCAGCGTCTGACCATCGGCAAATGTGTTTGGTTTTACATAAGGCATTATCTTGTCGCCCTCACTACTACGATGTTATTTCGGGACACTTTTAAAGTGTTTCCGTTGTAATTAACTTTGGATTGTAGTTCTATCTTGGTGAAAGTTCTTGAGCCAGTTGCTCCGTTGTGCTTAAACACTTTGGAAAACTGAAAGGTCTGAAAACCAAGAGGAACACCTGTCTCTTTAGGTAGTCCATTAGAACTAGTCCAATAGCGTGATGTTCCACCAGCCATAGTCGTGAAGGAATAGCCCCATTCTCCTAGATTTAAAGTCAAAGGTCCTGCTCCATCATCGTAGGTAAGTAAAAGTCTGAAAGCATAGTAGTTCCTGTCTCCGTTGGGAGGACCAGCAGTAGAATCATAGGTCTGTTCAGCATTAATGTTTGTTACTAAACCAGAGCATTCAACACGATAAACCTCTTGTTGTTCTGGCTGGTAGCCTAGAATGACCTCTGATGGATTAGCACCTGTGCTGTCTATGGTTACATAAGAGGTGCTGTTAGTAGAGAATTCACTAGTGCCCGAATAAACAAAACTGAAAAGTTTATTAAACACGCCAACAGGTGTCGTGTCGATGTGTTTGATAGTAATCCAGTTGTCTGCTACATTCTCTTGACCTAGTGTTGCTGTTGCTGTCGCAGCATCATCGTAGGGCTGATTTAATTCAGCCGCTGTGGGGACATCCCCATCCTCAAAAAAGTTGTTTTTTACAATAGCCATTAGTTCTCCTTATCGGTATTGATTGCGAATCCAAATGCCCGCACTAAAAATCTTAAAGTCAGTAGAGGTTGTCGTCACCGCAGGACTACCAGTAGAGCGCCAAGTGTTTATCTGAACGCGGCAATCAATCGTAACTGGCTGTGTTCCGCAGGCAATAGCAAAAGGGATCTGTGTAGTGTGTCGTCTAGGAAAGATCTTACCAGTTCTAGCAACAGCGACATTATTAACATAGACCTGCCATTCAGTCCAAATGTCGTTGCCTCTACCACGAGGAACAAAGTTGCCGTCTCCATCATCAACACTAAAAACATTATTGCCGTGTTCCCAATCAATAGTAGCGCAGCCAATAAGCATTCCTTCTCTTGCGTCAAAAGATAGTGGGAATTTCTCGTAGGTAGGATCTAGTTCTGGAATAGTGTTAAATCCCGCAGACCAAGTGTCTGAATCTAGATCGATGCTTGTGATAGGTGTGTAAATGTCGGCAGCAGGACCAGTAAAGACTTGGTAATAAGCCTGTGAAGCCATAATTGTTCCATACTTATTGATTGTTCCACTAATGCCTAGGGGACTATTAATAGGTAATTGAAGGCTGTCTTTATCAACAGAATCAACAGGTAAGTTGTTGCTGTCTAGACCGCCATTAATCTCATCTAAATGTTTATCTAGATTTGTGGTTATGTTGCTGGTCTTGACCTGATCGAATTGGTGAATAGGTTTATCTGTAAATGTTTTAGCCATTTTATCTCCTAGTAGGGCTGGTTTCTACCAGTTCTTGCTCTTTGGTTAAGAGGCAACTGGTCGCTGGTGTTGTAGTTAATGCTGAATCCAAGAATGTGAACAGGCTTTCCGTTGTTTTGTTTTACACGGAACCTGAAATTATCTACCAGTTTAGTGTTTACATCCCAGCGAATAACTACAATCCTTCCTCCGCGTAGGGAATCTTCATTAATAATAAATGGTGCTTTGCTAATGTCTTGGTCTTCTGGACCAAAGACAGGATCTTCGTTCTCTGTGAAGACTAATTCTGGTTTAGAGATCTTCTGGTCTCCCGCAGGATACCAAGTTCCATCATAATCATAGCCCCAGTCAAGTGTAACAGGATTGTCTCCATAAGAAACCATCTCCATCTCAACATTAAAGACGCGATGTTTAACAGCAGCGCTTCCAAAATTAAACCAGTTACTTTCCCAAAGGTTAAAGTCTAGCAGTTGTTCGGTCGCTGTGTAGGGGCGGGCAGCAGGATCTCCCGTTGCTGCGCCAGTAGTAAGCAGTTTGCCCCAGTAAGGGGCACCTGACCAAACCTGAAGACCAATCAAAGAGCCCTTGGAGGCAGTAGTTATTGGTGTAGATGGGGAACCATTAGCAAGTCTCCAATCAGGTCTAGTTCCAAAGATAAAGTTTCCATTAGGATCTGACTGAATAGTAGTGAAAGACCATAGGTATTCTTCGGATTTTGTGTTCGCTCCTCTGAAAGAGAATGAATTATTGTAGGTGTGAAGAACAATTCCTCTTGTTGGAACCGTCTCTCCCTTGCGAACATAGTGTAGCCAGTATTCTTTTTCTTTCTTGGAATAAGCAGCGCAGCAGTTCGCAAGTGCTGGAATGTTGATAGATTGGATTGCCTTACCGATGCGGTCAGAAATCTTCACTACACTAACCTGAGAACCGCCTTCTAAGCCCCCTGTAGTGGCGTAGAGCCCGTCTTTATTTAGAAAGACTATGCCGACACCGGGAACTAAAATAATCGTGTTAGAAGCCGTTGTGCCGACATCTGGTGTAAGGGAAGCAATCGTAAGACCTTGTGGTCCCTGACGGATAATGTCAATCGCTCTTTCTCTAAAAACAAGTAGGCTGTTGTAGTAGCCCATAAGTTTAGTAATGTGTCCGCCAGCCGTAGATCCAACATCAAAGTAATTGAAAGAACCAAATTGTTCTGGTAATCCTGCTTCGCTGTAAATAATTCTAGTAGGATGTTGAGCACCACCGCCTAAGAAAAGGCGGTTATTCCAAGCGGCACCAAACTGATAGGTAGAAGAGATTGCCTCTGAATCAGTAAGGGAAGGAGCAGGTGTGACCAAGGCAGCATCTGGAATTACATCAATAAATTCAGTAGTGCTATTATCATCAATCTGCTTAACAAGGTAATACAACTGCTCATTACCAGTTGTTCTTGCTTGTCCTGAACGCATGTTTTTTGTTCTGTAAATCCTGCGGGCTACTATCCCTTTCTCTCCTGTTGGGACTTCATTTAGCATAACACCTCTACGATCTTTGTAGGTGCCTGTGTTAGTCCAATCAACTTGGCTTTGAAGCCCCATAGGGCTTTCTGAACCTGTGTCTGATAAGAAAGACATCTTGTAGGCAAACTGGTTTCTATCTCCGTCCTCTGTGTCTCCTATTCCAACAGGTCTAGTTTCTCCAAAGGTTGGTCGAGGAATTCCGTTTCTCAGGTCGTTAGTGGTCGCATAAGTAACATTTACATCAATAAGTTCTACTTTTGGTGTGGCTATGGTAAAACCAAAGAGCCTATGACGGGCATCGCCATAGAACCAAATAGGTTTATCATAACCATTAATAATAAGAAGTCTGTTGCCGTAAGGAACAAATTGTGTTCCTACATCTCCAACCTTTCTAGTTCTACGACCAGTAGCGATAGTAATCTTATGCTTCCAGAAGTTGGTGGCTCCTGCTGTGTCTGAATGTCCCCAAAGATAGTAAAGTTCTCCACCTTGCTCAACAAAGTGATAAACTTGCCCTGTGCTCTGTTTAGTCCAGATAAACTGGGAATCTACTTGCGTGTCCAAGTAGGGAGAGGTCTCTGTTTCAAGCACTTGGTCAAACTTCATCCAAGGCTCTAAGCCTCTATCAGCAAGCCAACCATCACCTTGTGGATCTATGCGATAGTTCTGGATGCTTTCAGCACCGCCCTGTTGCTCCTTCCAGCGCTGATCGATCGAAGGAGCGTCAGCGTATTTTAGGATAGTTCCTTTAACAGCCATTAGATCAGCCTCCGGTCTTTAGTGAATTGTAGTCATAGCGAAAGAACCTATCGCCCGACATTCTGAATTGTCCTCTACGAACAAGACTATCGATGTGATCGCAATACCTCTTTTCCAGTTGTTTAATTTCTTTCTCAGTCTTACGACGATAGTTCTCTGCGTTGGCTAAAGAGCCAACCTTATCGTAAAGAATTTCTAGCGTCTTGTAAGCAATAAGATGGTGGAATTCTGCGGGCATCTCTGGACTATCAGTAGCAAAGCCAAGGTGCTCAGGCTTGTAGTAATAGCGAGCAACACCTTCGCGTAGGAAGTCCTGTGGAACCTTTGAGATGCCGTTCGCCTCATCTTCGGCTTGTTGCGTGACCTCTTCGTCCCAAGCATCTACGCGGGGATAAGGTCTAATGCGGTTGTATTGTCCGTCCATTTCGATGTAGCGTTTGTTGCCGGGATCGATGCAAGTAAATTTGGTGATAGTTACTGAACTAGCAAGGTCGGGAACGATAATTGTTGATAGGAAAGCGGGACTATTTCTGGTGTTAGTCATAGTAGGATTGTTAAAAACTTTCCAAACTGGTAGTCCTCGTCTGTTGCCCTTGGTTCTATCAAAGTTTTGGTTCCAGAAGATTACTTTATCTAGCCCTTCGTATTGCGTGGGCTTTCTATCAAAAGACTGGAAGGAATCAGCAATAACAGGTTGGTCGTCCCAACTAGTAAAGTTAATCTTAAGTTGGTGTGAGCCTTGCCCATCGCCTGTGAATTTAATAGTTTTAGGCTCTGATAGGGCACCGACTTTACCATCTCTAACAAAAGCCCAGCAGACCTCTAAATGGCTATTCTTTGGAAAGCCTTCAGCGTTCTCTGTGGGAACATCTTCTAGTGTTAGTTGGTGTGCTTCTGGAACAAAGAAAGAGGGAGACCAAACATAAGCCTCAGCATAGGAGGCAGCGTAATCCATTCGTAGGTTCATCTCTTCATCTTTACGAGCCATAAGACCAATAAGTTTTCCGAAAGGAGGAAAGCGACCAGCGCCGCCATTACCATTAGGAATGTCTCTGTGACCTAGTGAAAGTAGTTCGATGGAATCGTGGGGAAGATCGTAATAACGCTTCTTAATTCTCCAAGTAACATCATCAACATTTGTAGTTCCGTGGAATGGTTTATCGAGGAGGATGTTAGATTCATTAACAATCTTTGAGATGCCGTATTCATAATTCTGAATCTCAATAACCTGTCCCTCAAAGTTTAATTTTTGTAGTCTGTCCATCGGTGCGGAGAATGTAACATTCCTTGAGCCCTTCTGAACATTAGCATTAATTACTGCGCCGGGCGTAATAACATCTCTGGTGGGCAGCATGTCTGGGATAAACTTAAAGAAGTATTGCCTCGTAGCAAAAGTCCAGCGTTTAGTAGTCCAGATGTCGTAGTAAGCATCGTTAATCAATTCATCTAGTGAATCGTTGTAGTTTTGTAGTTCAGGAGAATAATCAGTTATGTTCTTGATCTTCTCACGAATAGATTTCAAATTAGCCATTTATGGTTCCTCTCTATGAATAAAGTAAAAGTCAAGCAAAAAGCCCCCGCCCCTTTAAAAAGAGACGAGGGCAAATTATTACCTAGGCGGTTCTGTTAATCAGAATGCGCCGCGAACGAAAACAGTAGCGACGGGCGTAGCACCATCGAGACTGATTGCAACAGCAGGACTGGTAGCAGCAGCAGTAGTGTCTAGGACACCAGCCGTGCCAGTCACAGTAAGGACATCGCCCTTAGCGTGAGCAGCAGCACCAGCCTTACAGACGCCACGAACGCAAACCTCGACCTTCTCGCCAATAGCGGCGGCGGCAAGAGCCACGCCTACTGGACAGACAAGATCGGTGTTTCCTGTATCGCTAGGCTTAACCTTGATTGCTTTGTCGCCATCAGCAGTCTGAGACGCGTCTAGAGAGACGGTCTGACCAGCAAGGATTGCGGCAGCAGCGATGAAAGTTTCGACCTGACGACGGTTCATAGAATCTTCGCCTACAGCCTCAGTTCCGGCACCGGGGAGGGAGCCGTAACGCTCGGTTTCGAGGTATTGAATTAGTGTTGAAGTAGCCATTATCTTTTTCTCCTTTTTAGTTTAGATTTGGTTGCTATCAAGCGTTGACGAGGACACCTTGTGAACCGAGGTGATCGGCAACAAGTTGAGCCTTGACGTAAAGTTGAGCAGCACGAGCGGTTGTGCCCGAGATGTGCTCGAATGGGCTGACAGCAAAATCACCTTCACTATGGAAGACAAGTTTTATGCCATCGTAGTTGAGCATGTAAGCATCAACTGAAGGATTACCACCGATAGAAGAAGCAAAGCCCATCTCTGGATCCTGTTCAGCAACAGCGCCGTTGAAAGCAAGTCCCATTCGCCCGCCATCAAGTTTATCAGTCTGAACGAAACGCTCCTGAGCGAACAGAAGGTTGCGGTATTGACTGAAAGCACTATCAGACATAATCACCTGACTGACATCACCTGCGGGAGCAACGCTGTTAGCAGCGATGTAGAGGTTGTAGAGGTCAGTCATAGCCAAGGTTCCACCAGCGTTTGCGAACTGGTTGAGCCAACCGGGAACCTGAAAGGTTGCCTTAGAGATGCCACCGACTACGTTGTTCTGACCAGAGGGCAGAGGCGCAGGAGCGACGTGCTCAAGGAAACCAGTAGCGGAACCGATGCCGGTGTCGCCGTTCAAGGTGTTCATAGCGGTTAGAACCGTAGAATCACCACGAAGGATCTGGCGGTTAAGCTCACGACGGAGCATGCCCATAACGGACTTCATGCGTGATTCGAGGATCTTTACGATCGCGTATTCACCGCTGTTCTCCATCTCTTCTTTCTTGGTGATTACGATGGGCGCTGTGAAGTCGCACCAGTCGTAAATAGCGGGACGAAGAACATCGTTTACCGCGAGGGAAACGGGCTCGTAGCCAGTCGCTAGTTGTGTGATCGAGGAATGCTCAGCGATGCTGAGGGGACGCTGGATCTTGATGCCGCCGCTCTCGGTCTCGACACCACCTGAACGACGAACGCCGTCGAGGAATGCAACCTTCTTGAAGAGGTTGTCTACTTCACTATCCCGAATGCTGTAAAGCGTTGAGGATAGGAGATCATTTGAAATTGCCATTTTATTATCTCCTTTAATTATTGATAAAAATGTTAGTTAGTTTGGTTTATCAGGTGCTTACTAGGTAAGTCTGTTTTTTGCTTTCCACCATTTTCATCTACAAAGGTGTCCAAATGGATCTAAATAAATGTGGGAGGGAAAAATTGCCCCTGTAATAAATGAGATTAAGTCAAGTAAAGGATCACCATTCTTTACAAGACCAATACTTTGCGGTCAGTTTATTTGCTCTGGTTGATTTCTTATCGCAGCCGTGTCGTGCTCTGAAAGACTTACGACGCTTTGGATTAGACTTCTTGATCTTCATCTTTGCGTCACCATAACGGATAGTCTTCTTCTTGCCCTTCTGGCAGGCTGTGACTACTTTCTTTTTTCTTCCGTGCCCTGCTTCCCCTTTACGAATTCTGCGGGGCTTGTTGCACGCTGTGGCTTGTTTCTTAGGCATAATAAAATGACCTCCCTTCTAATAATAAGAGGGGAGGTCAAGTTCTCTTTCTCGTATACGAGACTTTTGGAGAAGTTATAACACTTGTAGTGTGTTTGAATGAGCGTTGCCTACAATCCAATCGTTGATTCCAATCTCGGTGGGCTGTGATGTTTTACTATCATAGAAGCGAATGTTGACTTCGCTCTGTTCCCACTTTTGAGGATTATCATTCTCGCTCAAACAAACCAACAATCTATCATTCTGAAAATCTTTTACAAGTTCACCTTCGCGTGGAAATCTGATAAGTTCTCCGTATTCGATAAGTGCCTCGTTGTAGCCAAGCCAGAAGTTGTCCCATAGTTCTTGGTCGTAGCGACCACCGTAAGCGTGGATCCATTTGTAGTCAGCCGCCTTGAGGCGTTCCCCAGCCCTCCAGTTTAGACAAGCGTGATGTGCTGCGTGGCAATCGCCGCTTGAGAAGGTTCCACGACCATCTCGGACGACAAGAAAGCCATCGTGAAGTGCCCACTTGTTGTTGGTGGAGAGCCAGTCGGTGCCGCGCTCATCAACATAGGCAATCTGCTTCTGACCGTAATCAAATCCAAGACTGCGACTGCGTTTGCACAAGCCCTTCCAAAACACCTCGTTGGCTTCCTTATCAGGGAACTTACGCCAAGTAAGCAAAGATTTTACAGATGTAGTAATAGCAATAGACATAGTTTGTTTCCTCCGTTAGTAATGTCAAAGAGCGACCAACCAGTTGTCGGTCGCGGTTGAGGAGGGCTATTGGAGATTGCCCTCTCTCTTATAAATAGTATAACCAACAAGAAACGCCCCGTCAAGGAGAAAGTTTTTTTATTTTCTCCTTGACGGGACGCGATCAAGTTGTCTTTCTCGTATACGAGACTTTATGCTATTATTACTTGGTCTGCTGAGCCTTGTGCCACTTGAACGCTTCGAGAGCGTTCTTGAACTGCGGCGTGCCTGATGGATTAGATCGTGAGCCTGTTGAGGACTTACGAACTACACTACGGCGCTCTGCTTTACGAGCAGCAATCTCATCACGCTCCTGTTGTAGTTTAGTAGATC